GGCAAGAGGTGCGTTGTCGTAAAGGCAAAATGGGTCTCTTCACCATCGATTCCCAAGGCGATTACCACCCAACTCAGCGATTTTCCGAGGCCATAGAAACCCTCGAGAAGAGCTGGATTGACGGAGAGCGACTCGAAACCATCTATTGTGACTCCCAGAAAGTGGAATTGCTACCCCTTGAGAAGACCCGCCCGTATCTCTTTGCTGTAGTGGCAGAGACCCTAGATACGTGGCAGGAACACGACATTTATGTCGGTCCGAACTTCGTAGAGAAGCGTCGGCCTCAGGTGGGTGAGCAAATCCAACCAACAAAGACCTTCAAGTGTCGGCTTATCGACGCACCACCAGCACATCGAACGATTCTGTCGCGCAAGTACAACGCGTGCTTTCAGGATTTTTTGATGGAGCACAGGCACGATCTTGGTATAATGCCAGGTATCAATCCCTGTTCTTCAGAGTGGGGCCTAATTGTGACCAAATTGCATGAGTACAACACCCTCATCAATGACTCCGACTTCACCAACTTTGACGGAGTCCACTCACGATGTGGCCTTACAATGGTGCGCGATATTTATTTCCGGTTCCTCTTAAAGGACCCAGAGTTCGCAGCCGACACAGACCAGCACGTCGCCTTCCATGCCTGTTGGGACGAATTGATCACACGTAGTGTCGTGGTCAAGGACCTCAAGTACATTGTCAACCACGGCCTTGCATCTGGACATGACTGCACCACGCCAATCAACTGCATACTTCTAAAGTTGTATTTGTATTTGGCTTGGTTCCTTCTTGCACAGAAGTTCGCTCCCCATCTTGCGAACTACAAGGCCTTTACTGACAACGTGTGTGCCATCGTGTATGGTGATGACAGCCTTTGGGCTGTCAAGCCAGACATCGAGTGGTACCATCCAGAGGCAGTGCACGACGAGTTGATCAAGTACGGCATCAAGATCACACCAGCCAACAAATTCACCAAGACCTTCCCGCCACCACGACCGATCGAACAACTGACTTTCCTTTCTAGATCATTCACCCCCCATCCCACCATCCCGCATGTGTACTACGCTCAGCTAAAGATGGAGTCCGCCAGGGCTCTTCTCAACTGGGCATACGTCAAAGGCCGCCCTTTCACCGAGGCGGTACGCGATAACATCGACCAGTACCTGCGACACATCCATCCCCAGGGCCCAGAATTCTATGGGAGTGAGTTGGCGCGTATCCGATTCCACGCCGCCTCCTATTTAAAACAAGCAGTATTCCCAAGTTGGCATGACCTCGAAAGAGATTTCTTGCAAGCATGGGGACTGTACAACCCATTGTATGATGAGCCCATCCCACACAACTTCAGTTTCGATTCTGTCTGATTTCCTAAAACAGAATCTAGTGTTACGTCTCACGATAAAAA